TATAGCCATGCATCCAGGAATTCCTGACCATGTATATGATAGTCGATACAAAAAGTTTATATCTTCTCCCTATTCAACCAATTATGATACATGTCATTGTGAAATTATTGAAGATGACGATGAACCAAATGAAATTGTTGTACCCTATCCTCCCATGTTACATAGTACCCGGATTGTTCCTCATACGTTGCATATGATTTTTGATGATGATGTTGATGAGGATGATGAGGTTGATGATGATGCGGTTGATGATGATGAGGTTGATGATGATGCGGTTGATGATGATGAGGTTGATGATGATGCGGTTGATGATGATGCAGTTGATGATGATGCAGTTGATGATGATGAGGTTAATGATGATGAGGTTGATGATGAGGTTGATGATGAGGTTGATGATGAGGTTGATGATGACCAAATGGATGTTTGTGAAGATTCTACAACAGATAATATTGATGTTGATGGTTGAACAATAAATTATTCAACAATTACCATTTGGATTTTTTCACATTGATTGATTGCGCACTTTTCTTTTTGGATTTACTTGGGTCATATGCCTCATCTTCGTCATCTGACCCCATGTTTTTAGATATTTCCCAAAATTCTTTTGACCCCAATTTAAAGTTGGGGTGATTTTCTGCCTTATACCAGAATATTTGGTCATTCAATTTATTCGATTTCGCGTTATTATTAATAACTAAACATTCAAAATTCTCAGTACATTGGTCCATAACTGCGCAAAATGACTCCAATGTTGGAAACATACTCGCATAATTTTCCCAAATGCGCTTACGGTTTGTCAAATAAGGTTCTCTTAGTATAAACACGTAATCAATATTGGTACGTAGATTGGGTGGAATACCGAGAGGATATTGCATAGTAATAATAAGCATAATTTTCCAATGACGTCCATTCATGAATAACAATCTCATCATCTTATCTCGTGTCCACGATGCATCATATAAACAATCATCTAAAATAACAAAGGCTCGAGGGTCAATCGTTGTCCGTTTGTACATTTCCACTTCTTTTTTCACTTGTTTCAGTACGGTTTTTTGCCGCCGTAATATATTTTCAATAAGAACCGTATTATATTCTTCGTGAATAAACAACTTTGGTACATGTGCCGCATAAAACCCATTACCGGCTTCTGTACCAGACATAACTGTACCAATAGGAATATCCTGATGATAATATAACAAATCTCTTACTAAAAACGATTTACCAGTATCACGCCTTCCAATAAGAACTACAACAGGTCCTTTGTTTTCATCTGGTTTGAACGTAATCTCTCGCATATTGAATTTTTTCAGTTCAAGAGTCATTATGTATAGTATATAGAATACTATACACAAAAGGTATTTTTAGGATGAACGTGTTGTATGGAATCGATTCATTAGTTTAGAATGATTGAAAAATATGTGGTGACCAGTTATATAGTTTTCAACATAGCATGACATCCATACACGAAACCCCTAAATTCAAATTACATTACATCAAGCATAATGTAGTATCCATGGCGCATTTAGAGAAATCAGGAATAACAATGACACCGGATGATGTAGAAGCCGAATATATTCCATTTCATATAGATTCTGTTCAAAACTACAATCCAATTTACAATATTTGGTTTTCATTAAATGATACCAATTACAATCGCATAACCCTGAATAGTGCACATCAGTTAGTAGATATGAATACGGTATTACATTCACAAACGAATACACACCTTTCTCGTCCAGTATTTATCAAATACTCACCGCTATTAGACCCAGTTCGATATATGGTGGGTAAATATGATTCAAGTAAAGAAATTCTCTGCCATTTACCAACATTGACAAATGAGATGGTTCATCCAAAGCTACAAGACCCTAATAATATGGCATACGTGGACGGTTTTTTTAGTTATTTGTCTAGTCAACTTCTGCATACTCATAATTGTATGCATGGTATTGATTATTATGGGTCATTCACCGGTATCCAAGAACAACATAAAATGGATATTACAGATGATTACGAATATCTACAATCCTCGAGTTATTTCAAAAATAATATCAATACTTTATTCAAAACATCACACATCAATGCTGGTGGATACTATAATTATGGTTCTCATGCAAATAAACCCCGTTTACAATTCTTAGGTACACCAAAACATAACGTAGATGCTATTGAGATAGAAGATTTATTATCAGGTTCTAATGACAATATTAATGATGATGTTGATAACGATAGTCCAAGCACTTCGTCTCACCTGATATATACAACACCAATAAAGGGAAAATTATCTGGTTCATTCAATACCTCCACATCTTCAACGTCATCATCTTCTAGCGATGATTCAAACAACAGTGATACTACCATTGAATGCAGTGATGATGATGATGATGATGATGATGATGATGATGATGATGATGGTGATGGTGATGATGATGATGAGAGTGTATGGGACACAGATGAAAGTGCATGCAGCGAGACTGAGTCTAGTATAGAAGAAGAAACATGTTTTGCCTATATAAAGAATTTTCCAGTCCATTGTATTGCATTGCAAAAATGCGACGGTACACTCGACACATTATTAGAAAACAATACTATCAGTAAAGAACACGGCATTGCAGCATTAATGCAAATTGTGATGACGTTACTTTGTTATCAAACTGCATTTCAATTCACACACAATGATTTGCATACAAATAACATCATGTATATCGATACGGAAGAGGAATTTTTATATTATACTTATCGCCACACTACATATAAAGTGCCAACGTATGGTAAAATCATCAAATTAATCGATTTTGGGCGCGCAATTTACAACTACAATGGACAACGATTTTGTAGTGATAGTTTTGCACCCTCGGGTGACGCATCCACCCAATATAACTGTGAACCATATATGGATGATAACAAACCTAGACTAGACCCTAATTATAGTTTCGATTTATGTAGATTAGGGTGTTCATTATATGATTTTGTCATTGACGACGATGAGCCCGAAAGCGAGTATGACGAATTACAACAAATCGTTCATGATTGGTGTTTAGATGATAATAAGAAGAATATTCTATATAAGCAAAATGGAGAAGAACGGTATCCCAATTTCAAATTATACAAAATGATTGCACGTACAGTTCACAACAAAACTCCGGCCGACCAACTTTCACGACCTGCATTCAAAGATTATGTTATTTCTTACAATGAGAAAATCCCCGAACACGTACACATGAATATTGATTTATTGCCAGAATATTACACTAAGTATATGTAACTTATTCTCAAACTGAATTCATTATTGTTAGATTTACAATAATGAATAATTATGGGATAATGAATAATTATACCTCCTCTAGTACTACCATATTACTCCATAAATTGTACTTTGAACATTTCAGGGGTCATTATTGGTATATTGTCATCTTTTGCTTTCTTTGTTTTATTTGATACATCATCTAACGATTTTACAATCAAAATATGAGTCTGTTTGCTCATGGCATCGTCTAATATTCCACCCTTCATTTTCAAATATTCTATTATTTCTTTGTCACGTACTTTGGTCATAACAATATGTTTTTGATATAATGGGTGTGTTGTATCAAAATCAGGTTGAACATCAACCTGCAGATTAGGAGTCGTATTGTTTAATTTATACATTAAGTCGCACTCCTTCAAAAAATCCAAAAATACTGGAATATTTACCGAAAAACTTTTTGCATTTTCTTTCCCAATACCATCAATCGTTTGTAACATGGTGTTTTTTTCGTCAGTCAATGCATCGCGTGTCAATATATCGGGATAAGCTTCCATAATAGATTGTATTTTTCGTTTTGCAATTCCTCTGCCAAATTTGTTTGATGCAGCCATAATGTCTACTAAAGATGCTTTGTTTATCTTGTCTTTTATACCATCGTGAATTTTATTTACCATTATCGGGATTTTATTTACTTTTTTGGGTTTGAATCCATCAACCGTTTGTAAATCGTCTTTTGTCATTTTTAATATAGCAGGTATAGTTTTGTAACCTCCTTTCATGATTTTATTCACAATCCCTCTCCCCAGTCCGTCGACTTCTAATGCCGTAAAAAAGTCAGTAATGTTTTTTGCTTGTACTGTTTCATTATCATCAATGTTATTCAATATTATATCAACCATGGATTCGGTCCAATGATATTCCTCATTTGGCATTTTTGCAGTTTCAGCAGGGGTTGTAATCGATTTTATATATGGTATTACATCGCCACTTCGAATGATTTGTATAACTGCTCCAATACCGATTTTATTTGTTTCTATAAATTTTCCATTGAATCCAGTCGCATACTCTATTGTAACACCACCTAAACGGATTGGCTCGATACGTACACGTGGTTTCAAATATCCACTTTTACTAGGTTCCCATAACACATCCACTACCTTTGCTTCTGCAACCTGGTCTGATATAATCATTTTGAATGCAAATGAATGATCAGGATTACCGTCGGTTCTAGGATGAATCTTATCATCGGTTACAATCACTCCGTCAATTTCATATTCATGATTCGTTCTCCAATCCAATAACGTTTCAGATAACTTTTCATTTGACAATGTGGTGTCAAATTTATGTTGCACGACTTTATGTCCTAGTTCGGTCAATCGTTTCATTTGTTCACTCGGTTTCAACGATGGTTTAATCACTTCATATGCAACAAAATGTACGTCGTTTGCTTTTTCATCAATGGTTTTACTATTGATAATTCCTGAAACCAAATTACGTGGGTTTGCAAATTTCGATTTGTATTTTTCTTCGAATATGAGTCGTGGTATGATGAATTCTCCTCGAACAACAATATTTTGTTCCAATGGTAGTTTAAAAACTGGTAATAAATGACTGATATCCTGACCGATAGTGCCATTTCCACGAGTATATAATTTTGGAGCATCACCTTCAGTTGAATACATTCCACTTACACCGTCTAATTTACATGATAATACATATGGTCCTTCGTATTTTTGACACCATGATTTCAATGCATTTGTATCCGGTTTTATTTTATCCATAGAAGCCATCTTATAAGGGAGGGTTACCTTATGTTTTGTAACATTGGCACCTACCGCGATTACATCGGGGTTTGATGGATATTTACGGTCAATAAATTCTTTCAAAATATCATATTCATTATCGCTCATTATAGCGGTCTTTGTATTATAATAATAATGTGAAGCTGCAGTATTCCAATCTATCAGGTTTGATTCTGTCATTGTGTCTAACATATCTATTCCTTCTTTGCGTAATCTGTCCACATATTTAATTGCCTGCTCTATTTTTTTATCCATATTATCACTTTGCTCATTTAATTCTATATTCTTTTTGGGTGACTCTTTTCGAGTTTCCTCACTAAGTGTATCCACTATTTTATCGTGAATTTTTTTTACCGTTTTATTCTTCTTTACACGAATAGTAGTGACAGGCGCATTGTCTCCTTTTGCAGCATGTAATATCGGTACTAAATCCGTTGTGATAGTTTCAACGGCATTGTCTTTATTTACAATGACTTCCTCATCCAATACTAATTTGGGTGCTATTATATTTAACTTTACTTTTTTGGCATTTTTTCTAGGTTTTGGATTCCCATCTTCGTCCAATGCTACTTTGCGGGTTTTCTTCGGTTTTGGATTCCCA